GATAAAGAAGGATTTGATAAACACAATAAAAAGATACAAAACGGTTTAAGATTGTTTGGGAAATATTTCCGAGCATTATGGACATAGGAGACAAATGAACAACACTACACTATAAAGTAAGTGTTAAATCAATAAAGGTTTAGCAATATGGGAGGAAACCATGAGAAAAAAATTATTCTTTCTTTTTTGTTTTTGTCTTATAATTTTTTTCATTAATGACTGTAATAATTCTGAAAGTTCTGCATTATTTAACATTTCCCAAACAGTTAATAGAAATATTACAGAAATAGAAATAAAAGACAATGAATCAAATCAAATCGAATGTTTGGCAGATAATATATACCAAGAATCGAGAGGAGAAAGTTACAAAGGAAAAGTAGCAGTAGCTTTTGTAACTATAAATCGAACCAAATCAAATCAATTTCCAGATAATGTTTGTGCAGTAGTAAAACAAAAAAAGGAAAGTTATTGTCAATTCTCTTGGTATTGTGACAAAGAGAAGAAGAAAGAATCCAAAGAAAAAATAGTTGCAAAATTATCTGATTCGGTGTATAATGAATCCCATAATATAGCAAAAACTATTTACTATAATCATTCAAATATTAAAGACCCAACCAGAGGAGCATTATATTATCATGCTACCTATATCCATAAAAGTTGGAAGGGTAAAATAAAAAAGACGAAAATAGGTAAACATATTTTCTATGATATTAAATTAAAAGGATAGGAGATTATTATGACAGTGAAGACATTAAATTTTACAGTATTAGAAAGTATCGAAGACCAGCAGAAGTTAATGGATCTTATTAAAACTTGCTCAGATAGTATGGCTAGAGCTAAAGCTGAACAAGAACTAATTACAGAAAGTATTAAGAGAGTCGGGAAAGAACTATCAATTTCCAAAGCAACTCTGAAGAAATTAATCACAACTTATTATAAACAAAATTTTGATGATCTCGTAGCTAGTCAAGAGGAATTTGAAATTTTATACTCAAAAGTAATAAAATAGGAGGAATATGGAAAAATTTAGATTGGAAATGGTGAACAAAATAGACCATCTTTCTGTTCCATCGGAGAAAGAATATTCTGTTATTCACGAATTTTACGAAGAGAGTTTATCTGAAACTTTACAAAGAATTGAAGAATTTTTGAGAGGATGTGGTTATTATTTTGAAGGTAATCTTGATATTGTTCCTGTAAATACAGAGGATCAATGTAAGTTAGGATGTCATTGTAAAAAAGAAACTGGACTACCCAAAGACAAGAAAGAATTCACTAAAGATTTTGATGTATTTGTGGATTCTATAGTTGAAAGTTTTAAAGGACCGAGATGACAAGTAAAGATGAAATATCAAGATTTTCCATGCAAGTAGAAGAGTTCATAAAAAGAACAGGATATGATTATGTAGATGGTATAGTTGAATATTGTACAGGGATTGGTATGGAGGCGGAAGTTGCGGCATCATTGATTAGTTCGAATCTTAAAGCAAAGATAGAAAATTCAGCTAATCAACGAAATCTTCTAAAAGAAAAAGGGTCAAGATTACCAATTTAGGGATTTATATGACAGGGTTTGAGTGTTATACTTTATTTATGGGTATTAAATTTCATTTTACTAGTTCATATGATTTTTTAAAATATAATGGTAAAATTCATAATGTTACAATTAATAGTTTCGATTCTAGAAAGGATAAGTATTTTTTTCATAAATTATCTAGGGTATATCCAGAAAAAGAGATTTTTATTGATTTTTTAGTCTCTAATTTTTTAATGAAAGGAAGATTATGGGTAGGCGATTTATTAACTGATGAAGCCAAATATATTTATAGGAATAGGCAGAAGAATATTGAATCTCTATCATACATTTTCGAAAATGATTGTCAGAAATTATTTGAAAATGAAGTTAATCCGAATAATACATTAAAAACCTGTGGAGAATATCCTAAATTATTAATTATGACAATGAGAAGTGAAGTTACTTTAGAAACATTATGTATTTTGAATATGATTCTAAATTTTCTTCCTGAGTGGGATAAAAAAATCACTGATACAATACAATGGCCGGAATATCAAAAAAAGATAAAAAAATATTCATGTTTTCTTCCCAAAAACATCGAGAAATTTAAAACAATTCTTAAAAAGGCCATTTAAATAACATCTAAATAGTAATATATTATGATAAAGTGGATAAAAACATACAACAATACGAGGTAAATATGAGTTTTTCGAATTTAAAAAGAGGTTCAGATTTTGAAGATTTAAAGAAAAAAATGGAAGCTACTAGTCAACCATCTGGAGGGAAAGAAGAAGACGATTCACGTTTTTGGACACCCACAGTTGATAAAGTTGGTAATGGTATGGCAATTGTTCGATTCTTACCAGCACCTGCCGTAGATGGAGATGATGGCACTCCTTGGGTTGGTCCGATTTTCAAGCATGGTTTCCAAGCTGCTAAAGGATGGTTAATTGATCATTGTCCCACTACTTTAGGTGCTGGTACTCCATGTCCAGTTTGTGAGTATAATACTGGTCTATGGAATTCAGGAGTAGAAGCGGATAAAGAAATTGCTCGAAAACAAAAACGTAAATTAACATATATCGCAAATGTTTTAGTAGTTTCAGATCCAAGTTTTCCAGAGAATGAAGGACACATTAAGTTATTCAGATTTGGTAAGAAAATATTTGATAAACTTGAGGAAAAAATGAGTCCCAAATTTGCAGATGAAACTCCTTTAAATCCTTTTGATCTTTGGAGAGGTGCGAATTTCAAGATTAAAATGAGACAAGTAGAAGGTTTCAGAAATTATGATAAGTCTGAATTTGAAACTCCTACGGCAGTTTCTGATGATGATGCTAAATTAGAGGAAATTTGGAAGAAAGAATATTCTCTAAAAGAATTCATTAAACCATCATTATTTAAATCATATGAACAAATTAAGGCTCGTTTAGATCTTGTTCTAGGCAATTCTGGTAATTATAATCCTCAAACAAAAGCAGAGGATCGTTTTAAAACTCCTGTTAATCAAGATGAACCAAATTTTTCTCCATCTGATAAAGACGAATTAGATTATTTTAAATCTCTAGCATCGTCTAATATGGGAGATGATGTTCCATTTTAATTAGGCAGTAACAGAAAAGCCTCTATTCTCAGAGGCTTTTCTGTTACATGATCCTATTCGCTAATTGTCCAGTTATTTCAGAAGTATCTTTAGAATCACTAGAACTTTCGTTTTTAGTGATCAGTGTATTGTTAGTAGTTGGAGCATTTATAATAACAGGAGGTGTTGATTTCTGTTGTTTTCTTTGTTCAATAGACACTTCATTTGACTTAAGTGCAATATCTTTTCCTTCTGTTTTCGGAGAATTTTCAGCATATGAAGCTTTTTTAACTTTATCTAAATCTCTTTTCGCATACATTTCTGCATATTTTCCTACTTTTCCATATAATTCTTCAATAACTTCTTCAACAGTTCTAGGTGTGCCATCTTTTTTATAGAATATATTTTTATTAGCTGCTGCCGGTTTTGGTAAAATATTAGCAGCAATAGCAGAACTAGAAGATGTTAATAATGTTACAGCACCGCCAGAGCCTAAAAAGTGACTGGCATATATAGTGGTTCCATTTATAGGAATATGATTTTTTTCTAATATTTTCGTGTTTTCTTTTATATACAAAGCCCCAGCTATAGCACTGGCATTCATATCCAGCGGGCCTTTATACAATTCAGGATATGAACGGCCATATTTACTCACCATAGAATCCCATGTTCCTGATATAAACTGATATAATCCAGAAGCAGAAGATGTGCCTGCTTTAGCATTAGGATTAAAATTACTCTCCTGTTTTGCCATAGCCATCATAATACTTTTATCTACTCCTACTTTTTTTGCCGCTCCTTCTATGGCACCCTCTATTGTAGCATCTTTGGGTACTACTAATCCCTTTTCTATAGATACTTCTTCATGATATTTTTCTTTATACCTAGTTGCCTGTTCTTCAGACGATTTTCCTGATAAACCCGCCTTTTTTCTTTCAGCTTTATTAGATCCTTTTACACCTGCGACTTCTTCTAATTCTGCTGTTTTTGTTATTTTTTCTAATCTTTCTTTCTTTCTTTTTTCAACATGACTTTCAATAATTTCTTTAGTAACAGGAGTTTCAATAGGTTTTATTTTAACTTTCATTCCTAAAAGTTTTTTAACTCCATCAAATTTATCAGCAAACCAATTTCCCATATTTCCAAAAAATTTAATAGCCGAATCCTTTATCGAGTCAACAGAATCAGCTACAGTATCTGAAAAATCTTCAATAGTTTCTTTACTTATTAATCCCCCTGTTATAGTTTCAATAAGTGAACCAAAACCTTCTGTTATAGATTTAAGTATACTACCATTTTCTTTCCATTCCTCCCAAGCAGATTTAAAACTATCCCAAATTGTAGAAATTAATACTCCAACAACTCCAGCAATTATAAAAAAATCTAAAATTAATTTTCCCCATCCTTTATTTTCTTTTATATCTTCTTTAACAATATTTCCTTTTTTATTATCTATTTTTTCTTCTTTACTTGGAGATAATAAAGGTTTTTCGGTATGTGCTGTTGGTATTCCTCCTTCTACCTTGACAATTCTTTTAAGATTTTCTGATGCTATACTTAAATCTTTGGTTATTACTGGAAGATAAAGAAAATGTTTAGATATAATATTGAGAAAAGATATACCGTCAATCTTTTCTTCTTTTTTGATTAATGTTGGACTATTATCTGACATTTTTACGCCACACTAAAATATTTTGAAAATTGGATATCATATACTTCTATATTTGTGTAATTGGCTTGATCTTTATTTTCTTTGTTATTATTTGTTACTGATTT